CCTTGTGAGTCTGTTGGACCTTTAGCTTTTAATGGGTGTCCTGTTGGGAACAAATCTGTATCATGCTTACCACCTTGAAATCTGCCACGTCTTAAGGCAAATAAAAACGAGTTCGTTCTGGCATATGCCCAACGATCAGCTCCACCTTGTCTCCTTACTCCAGGCCTTACTGAAGATGGGTTGGTATTGAATGCACCTACACCTCTACGGAACACCTTTTCTAACATGCCTAAGGTTGCCCTTTTGGTTTTATCATCTCCATACTTATCGTTATGCTCTTTTACTTTATTTTTTAGAGCTTCTTTTACTCTTGCTGAAACTTGTTTTTCTTCTTCTGCAATTTCAATATGCACATCACTTGATAAAGGTTCTTCTTTTTCTTCTGGTTCTTTTCTACCCTCAAGCTTCTTTGTAAGTTCAAGAATTACATCTTTCATACCTTGTTGCCCTAGTTTTGGATTTATTACACCCCATTTCATAAGTGCAACAACACCAGCTACGTTTGATAGGTTTGGTTCTTTACCACCAACGAATTGATTGCCGTCAACCACAGAATGTCTAGCCGCCCATGCTTCCCTTTCTTTTATCCATTTTCTTATTGCAGGTGTATCATCACCAGCTTTAGCTCTACCCCATAATGTAAATGCTTCATTACCTCTAATGTTGCCACCAGCTTTCCAGATTTGTTTTCCTACACTTCCACCATCTTCTTTTACGTTTTTTGCAAAGTCGTAATCAAACTGTGGGTAGTTACTGTTTCTTAAAGATATTTTTTTATCTTCGCCTCTTTTTGGAAAGTTTGTAGCTTTTGTTTCATTTTTGAAATCATCTTCTAAAACATCATCTAATTCATCGTATTCATCAAAGTCCTTTTCATTATCAGGTGGCGGTAATGGTTCACTACCCAACGGAAACAAATTAGCTGAGATGTAAAGCTCATTACCACCGTCAACAGGGGAAAGACCTAATCTTTCTCTTGCTTCATTTCTTGTAATAATTCCTTCTCTTACAGCATTTGTTACATTTGCATAAATTATTCTTCGCCTTTCTGCTAATGCAGGAATGTTATCTGTCTCAAAACTAAAATCTAAATTTTCACCAAACATTGGCAACAACCATTCGTTTAAATCAGAAGATACTTTTCTTAAATAAGGAATTATTGTTTCCTCGTATAAAGCAAGTCTTGCTTCTGCTACATTTGAATAAGTTTGTGAGTCAGGCACACCTACAAGTTGGGACGGAACCCCAAAACAAAGTGCAATATCTGTAGCACTCATATGTTTTAAATTAATAAAATCCATGTCTTTAGGGCTCAGCCCCATCTCTTTCCAGTCAAAGTCTCCTTCTAAGAGTAGAGGACGACCTGCATTACTGGCTCCAGAAAATCTATTGTTTAAATCTGTAAGTAATTGTTGTCTTTGTGATTCTGTTAAGTTTACTGATAACCCTTGATCATCTTTAGGTTTAAATACAACTGCACCACTCGGTCTTGCACCATTGTTTAGTAAATTAACATTGTGTTTGCTAGATAGGTTATGTTGATCAATTTCCATAGCTGCGGCCGTTAAAGGTGAGCAACCATAATAATCATCTAATGGATTCCATAGTTTTATATGTTTTACTTCGCTAAATCCATTTTCTTGATCAACTGGGTAAACCTTATCTATTCTTCCATTGACCATATATTCATATCTTTCAGGTATGTAATTTGTACCACCCTTGATAACAATTCTATCTGGTCTTAAAAGATGAAGTTCTTTTGGTGGTCCGTTTTCTGAACCAACTTTAAGTACGTAAGCATTTCCAGAAAGCAATAAGTAGCCATAAAGACTGTTAAAGAACTCTGAGTATGATTGTAATGGATTCGGTCTGTCTAATAATCTATGTAAATCAGTATCTTCTAAAACATTATCTTCAATTTTAATTTGGTAAGGTACTGCACTTGCCCCTTTTGATATTTCATTTACACATCTGTAAACAATTGCATTCTTCATGTACCCTTCTTTGGCTAAATCTTGGTACTTGTACATTTTTTCTTGAGTACCTACATTGAAGTAACCCATCAACGAACCGTTTTGCTTTTTTTCTGTTTGTAAACCAAACATTTTTCTTATGTCATCTATTATTGCCATTAGCTTATTCTCCAATTTGCTTGTCCTGAAGATTTGCTTAGTTCAGATAAACCCCAAACTAATGCATCTAGTCTATCAGGACTTGGTGTTGTTTGCCCTGTGTATGTACACATTTGTGATTCTAATTCTGGGAATGTTCCCATGTGGTGTACTCTGTTTTGCTCATACAAAGCTGATATTGGTTCTGCCCTTACAAGTTTACCTCTAGTTGCTTTAACTGCTCTATAAGGAACATTAGGGTCTGAGTTTCTAATTAGCCTTTCCACCAAATCTCCACCATTGTTTACTTCAGCTACAATTCTATCTGCTTCCCAATCATAAAAAGCATTTATTGCTATTCTAGCCCATTTATCTGCAGTATGTCTTCCTGATAAATCTTCTAATACATAAAAGTTATTCAAATGGTCTCTCCCAACTACCACAATGCCTGTTTCATCACTATTCTCTGTAGCTGTTACTGCTGGATCAATAGCCACAATAATTTGCGATAATTCCCTTTCTGTGTCTTGTGATATTCTGCTTTCTTCAATTATTTGTGGACTCCACAATGCGCCTTCTACATCTTCTATTATTTCTGCATAAAGTTCTTGTCTCCCAAGAGTCGTGCCTTCATATCTTTGTTTCATCATTTCTAAAGCTGAATCTGAAAGGTTTGCTTGGTTTTCAAAGGTAGAACCCCTTGTCACGTGTACGTCATCACGTTCTAACAGCTTCTTTATAATCGGTAATGGTTTTGGTGTAGTAGTTATGACAGCCTGTGGTTTTTCGCCTAATCTTAGACCGAACATTAATTGATCAAATGCTTCAGGATATTGCCATGCGGCTAACTCATCACACCATGCTCTATGGAACTGTGGTCCTCTTAACCTCTCTGGATTGACAGCAGCGAAACCAACTATTTTAGAACCATTGTGTAATCTTATTTCAGCAATACTACTGGCATACCCATCTGTTCCAAATGATTTATCAAAACATTCAGATGGTATTATTGAAAGCAATCCTGACGGCCCATTGAAGCAAACCCTACGTAAGTCTCCAAATGTTGGTGCAACTACAGCACATATTGTGTTGGGATTTCTTAAAGCAAACAAAGCTATATCTTGGGCACCTGTTCTTGTCTTTCCCCAACCACGACCAGCAAGTATCAACCATATGTTAAATGATTCGGCTGGTGATATTTGTTTTTCTCGTGCCTGTTTGAGCCAATTAGTGTAAAGGACTATCGCTTCTTTGTCTGCGCTGTTCTGCAACCGAGTCAAGCAATTCCATAGCTTCTCTGAAGGCATCTGTGTCGCTGATTTCTGCATTTAGTTTCATATTCTCCGTTGATTCACCGAGAGCAAGTTTGCCAAGTTTCTGTGCTGATAGTGCGGCATTAGAAAGTTGTGCTACTGCTTGTGGTGTTAAAAGTTTAGGTGATTGTGGGTCTTGTGTACGTGCTTGTGAATTCATTGATAGTGATATACCTACTTCATTGAGAAGAAATTTTGCAACTCTTAAAGCATTGCTATCAAATTGTTTGCTTTCTTGTACTAATTCTTTTTGTCTTACAGCATCTAATTTTTCTAAATACTCTGTATGGAATCTTTCTTGTTGTGTTTTCCAGTTTTCTTTTTGTGACCATCTATACAAAGTGCTTTTAGCTACATTGAACTCTACAGCAAGTGCATCTAAACTTAGGTACTTCTTATCACCAGTTTCTTCATTGATACCTTGTACAAATTTGTTCCTTATTTTTTCCAATAAGTCTTTTGTTATTTTGTTGTAGCTTGTTTTTTTGTTCACATTTTCTCAGTTATTCTCATGTAGTCTAAACATCTTATTTATATAAGTAAATACAATATGGGTTATTTAGGACTTGCAATACTATATGTGTTTGCTAATATAACTATATCAAAACTTGAATAGGAGAAATTTAATGAAAAGAAATTTGATAAACGATACAACAAATAAAATTGTTGATCATCTTACGTATAACCAAATATGCTACAACTATGTAGATTTTTTAAAGCATCACTCTGAAGAGTTCACTATCAAGTCTATGGAAAGACTGTTTGGTGATTCTTGGAGAAAACACAGTATCAGTATTAGAGAAATGTGTGATCAAATAAATCACGAGCAATTCCTTGCTACTTCTCTTTCAGATATGGTTGAGTTTCTAAACGTTACTGTTGAGGAATTATCTACTGTGCCTACTCTTGATATTGTAGAAATGTATCAAGAGAAGAACGAATCTTATATTGAGTCATAATGAAGTTCACATATAGGAATAAAAATCGCAATCTAGTTCTTAAGAAACGTCTTAGGAACTATTTTGTGTTTCTCGTTATTGGTATTTTGATAGGAGTTACAATATGAACAATCTTGTCCTTCAAAAACTTTTGCATGGCTATCAATTAATTACACCGAATGAAGCAAATTTTGGTGAAACAGAAACTAAGAAGGTTGATAGTTTTGAATATACTGCCTTGAAAGAACAGAATAAATTAATTAGTTCTTTTGACAGAAAATGGGTGAGTGGTTTTCACTTTGCAAGACACATCAATGATGGTACGAAACTTAATCCAAGAGGTGATCATTGGCTTAGAAATGATTTTACTGATGAAAATGGTATTGCCAAAGAGAGGGTTAGTATTTGTCCAAAGATGTTGCATGACGTGATGAAAATGTATTCAAGAACTGTAACTCAAGCAGGCAAGTTTTACATTAATGAACAAGCCAATAACTGTGTAACAGCAGAAGAGACTAAAGCTCTTGTGAATGAAATAAAGTTTTTTGCACCATATCAAAACACCTTTCTGCAAGTGGAAGATGAACATATGATTGGAAATATTCTTGTTACTGATGGAATTGAAAGCAGTGGTGTCGTAAAAGAAGATAAAAAATCAAATGGTGATTTCAAAGATGTTGATGCTACCACTCTGCATATGACCATGAATATTTATTTTAAAGGAGAAAATAAAGTAATTTTAGACCCCAACATCTATGAGGTTGCATTTTCAGATGGTAGTTATGGTTTCAAAGTAATCAATTCAAAATTCAGAAGTATGACTGACGTCAGAATGACTGATGATGGAAACTTTGAAAACGAAGATTTGAATGAATGGGTTTATAAAATGGTGAACTACTATTTTAAATTTATGGTTTATTTACAGTTTCCACAGATTTGTGATGTACAAAAAAGGCAAGGTCGTAGTAATGATAACTGGTATGACATACCCACTAAATATTCTACAAGCCACCTGAGAAAAAAACCTAAGTTTGAGCATAAAGAACTTGTTATCAATATGTTTGGAGATTCTAGTTCTAGCAATGTTAATCCTCTTGCGAATGGTAATACAGGGGGAACAGCATTCCATAGTGTTAGAAAGCATTTAAGACGTTTGCCTAATGGAAAAATGACTTGGGTAAAAGCACACTTTAGAGGTTCTAAAAGTGCAGGTATAATAACCAAAGATTATAGGATAGAAGAATGACTTTGAAAGAATATATACAAGATATTTTAGAAGCAGTAGACGAGCAAGAGGTTGATCAATGGCTCTCAGACTTACGTCAAGTAGCTGAGAAACATAATCTTTCTCCATTTCAAGTAATGATTGATCTCTTGCAATTTAAACAAAGAGAAGAACGTGATGCTTATTACCAAGATAAGCACAACATTCACTAATCAAAACTTCTCTTGCCATCATCAGGCACCCAACCTTGACTGAATTCGGAATCACTTCCCTTTTCAGTCATAGGTCGGTAATCATATAGACGATCAATTTCTTCTTGTTCCATTCCTAAGAATTCTTTTATTTGATCATCAGACCATTCGTGTTTTTCTTTAAGGTCTCTAACAATGTCAGTCATTGGTAAAATTAAATGATTACCTCTAGCCCTATTATGTACAATTGTTGCGGCTTTCTGTTCTGCTAAATCTATTTCATCAGATAGAAATACAACTGGAACCATGCCATCTGTAAGTTCAAATATTTCATCGTCCCCTGAGACTGTCCATCTATGAAAACCATCAACTATTTCTTTGTTAGACCTAGCAACTATAGGTTGTGTCCAACCACAAAGTTTGATTGATGTCTTAAGCAGATCAAGTTCTATCGGTGAAACCTTATTGGGGTTATAGTCATTTGCTTTCAATTCAGTTCGGTTGACCCATTGAAATGTATTTATCGGTTGTTTTTCTTTGCCTTTATTTGCCATTAAATCTCTCCTTATCATAAAGTCTTTTCATGTTTTTTATAGTTTGTGGATCAGTTGAAAAACTTGGTGACTTTCTGTCTTTGAAATCACCGCGCATTGCTATTCTTAAAAGGAACTGCCAACTCATGCCTGTGTGATAATGTGGGTTTTCTAATATAGGGTCAGATGTTTTACTCTTATGCCATTTTATCCAATGCTGTATCTTTTCAGCAATGAGTGACCTATATGGGTTTGGGTGTTTCATAACGTAATATTTTATGTAGTCTAGCCACTCAATATCATCAGGTTTTTTTGGCACACCATTAAATGCATAAAGTTCTGTGTTGGCATATCTTGCAGCAGTTGCAGAACCTTCAACTCTGCTTTGCATCTTATCCCAAATATCAGGGAAAGCAATTGAATACTGCCACAAGCCCCTCATTGGTTCTTCTCCATATGGTGGAGCACACCTTTGTTGCAAATGAGTAAGACCAAGTTTTTCTAAGATGTCATATGTTGTGTTGTAATCCCAATTGTAAAGATGAGGTGCAGTCCATACATCAACTGTTTTCATATCATATATTGGACATACTTTCCAAACATTAGCTAAAGCTGTTTTGCTTTTCAAAGGTATCATGTATGGTTCATATCTTTTGCCATGCCCTGTTTGCAGAATTGTTCGGTATCTCGTTAATGATTCTTCTGATCTTATGCCCATAATGACACCAACTTCTCCAACTTTTTCAGGTGGAAATAAAAGTCCGTTACATTCTGGAACAGCTGGTCTTTTATCAATATCTATTGGGAACATGTCAATATCTTCCCATGTAATTACTGATTCATGCTTAGGCATGGGCCTTACCCATTTATCTATATCTTCTGGTGCCCAAGGAAACCAATAAGGTTGCTTTCTACTACAACCATTCCTATGTTTTATTGGAACGCACAACCAATGCATATTGACTTCAGGCAAGTTGGCTACCCTTTCTACATAATCAATAGTTTCATATGGAATTGCTTCTTCATCAAAAAAGTAAACATCTAATGGTAATTTATTTCTTTCTTTGGCAACCTGTAAAGTAAGGTTCAGACAGACAGTTGAGTCCTTGCCACCTGAAAACATAACAACAACAGAATCAAATATGTCATAAGTTCTGTTAATTCTTTCAAGCGCTAAATCATAGACGTTTTGATCAATTGTTCTTTTTTTATGTACTTTGCTCATTTTTTTGTCCTCTGACTTGCCCTCTAAGAGCTTTTTTGTGTGCTAGGAATACCCTAACACCCCCCATATTTAGCCTTTTCCATGATCAATGTAAGTTCTATTGAGCATTGGGTGATTAGTGTCTGTAGGCCCAAAATCACTATCAGGGTGATATGCAATTATATCCATAAAGTTTTCAGATGTTCTAAAGCTATGAACTTCTCCTTCCTCTAAACAAAACATTCTGCCCTTCACTAAATCTTTTTCCCAACCCTCTCTTTTACCATCAGGTTTTTGAAATGCTTCACCTTTTCCGTCAATAACAATGCCCATTCTTATGCTTGGGTGTAAATGTTGTGTTTGATCTATGCCCATTGGAAAGTGCAGATAGTTTAGACAAGGGTCGCCTAATCTTGGTGGCATAATTAAAAGTGAATCTGTACAACCGTCAATATAGGAAAGCCTACCTCTTTTTTCTGATTTACCAACTAGATCAATTCCTTGAAAACCATATCTTTTTATTAAAAACATTTTTGAATCCAAAGAATTTGACCAGATTGTAAAAGGTGTTTTCAGACTAAAGAAACTACCTTCTGTAATGATGTAAGTGTCTTTACCTTTTTCTATTGTAAAAACACCGTCAGTTACAAAACCATAAGCATTGTTTGCTGTGTCAGAAACAGTAAAGTCACCCTCAATACAAGTCATATCTGTAGGGTACATAGTTTCAGTTTGATCTATTTTGTCTCCGTGTTTAGGGTTATCAATCAGAATCAATTTTATATCTCCTTACAAGCTCCATCAGAGCCTGTGTTTTAGTATCTAAGTGTAAATCTCTACGAATGATTTCTATGCAGTCCATAACTGCTTTTCTTTCTTCTTCTTCCATGTAAAAAATTAATGGCACTTGGTTTGTCAGTTCTTTTGCAGAATAACCAGCTTCGTCTAGTTTTATATCTTTATCTATTAAATCATCAAACGAATCAAAGGCATCATCATCTTGAAAATTAAAACCAGCGACTTCTATTTCCAAATCTTCTAGTTTTTTTAATTCTTGTTTTAGAAAATTATCTTCCCATTGTGTAAGTTCACCAACCTTATTGTCTGCTAATCTGTATGCATCAATTTTTTCTTGTGTATCGTCATAGACAAGACAAGGAACTTCTTTCATGCCTAGTGATTTACAAGCCAGTAATCTTGTGTGACCAGCAATAATAATATTATTTTTATCAATAGAAATAACTTGTCTCATGCCATGATTCTTTATTGATTTGGCACATTCTTCTATAGCTTTATCAGATATAATTCTTGGGTTCTGATAATAGGGAATAAGGTCATCTACATTTTTGCTAACTACTTCCATATTGGGTTAGTTTAGCATCTAACATTTGAATATCAAACTACCAATCTACACTTTGATTTCTTTCTACAAATATTTTTTTAGCTAGGTCAAAATCAAAAGTTACTGAACCTATTTTTCCATACAAATCTTGTTCTCTGATTTTTCTTGTCATAACCTCTGTAGAGTTATCGTCAAAATCTCTATGTACTGTAAGTATTACATCACTCTGATTATGCCAATGACTAGCGCCTGAAATATCATAAGCTGTTGGTGGTGCATAACCACCGTCATTTGCTTTAGGAAGTTTTGTTGGGTGCGCAACAACCCATACGACCACGTCATGAATTCTAGCGAATCTTTTACACTTAGATATAAAATCTCTGATGTGTTCATCTTCTCTTGCATTTCCTTTTCTTGATGCATTTACTTCATTGTAAGGGTCAATAACAATACCATTAACTCCGTATTTCAAAATACTGCTCTTTGCAATATCTAAAATATAATCAATTGTAGGAACTTCTTCTTTTGTTTCTATAAAGTAATAATGGTTAGTAATAAAGTCTAATGCTTCATCTAATTCAGTTTGTGACATTCTGTTTGTAAAACCTTCATCAAAAGACTTTTCTTTCACCATTTGCACAAGCCTACGTATATGCATACCTGTTGAATGTTCAGGTGAAAATAAAGCAAATTTCCAATTATGGTTCTGTGCAATTCTTAGGAGCAACTGATCTAGGAAATAACTTTTACCATGATTTGGAATACCTGTGACTGTATGAAATGTGCCTTTTAATATTTTGTAAATTTCGTCAAGTTTCCCCATACCAGCTTCTATGGGTTTTACATAGTTACCATTATACAAGTCATAGATGTTGCCTATGTAATCATTAACTGAATGTAAACCGTCTACTGGATAAGGTATTGCATTTCTAATAAGTTCTTCTAATTTTTGTTTTCCATGTTTGATCAAAACATCATTAGCATCTTTACAATCAGGTGGTGTTTGTACATACCAACACAAATCTTTACCAAATCTATGTAGTAATTCATCATGTAATGCTTTACCAGCAGAATCATTATCAGTAAACAAAATTATTTTTTTTGCATTCAACGGACAATTACTTAATGCTTTGAAACGTGCATCATTAGTTTTGAATGTTGCTTCTTTCGGTGCCCCATCAGGTAAACTTGTAGCATTAGTAAAACCAATTTCGTAAAGCGATAACACATCAATTTCTCCCTCAACAAAAATAACTTCATCTTTATCGTGTATGCGATCATAATTAAAAAGAGTTCTTTCAGTTTGTTTTTCCTGTTTGAATTTTTTATCAGTTGTTCTGTACTTTATGTTTACCAGTTCGTTTTCTTTGTTTCTGTAAGGTAGTGCTATCCAATACCCATCAGTAGTGATTTCAAAGTCATCAACTGTACCTTTTGAAATATGCCTGTTTGCAAAGTATTGATACATTTCTGTGCTTTTTTCTACAATTTTTGGTTTTTCAGGTCTCCGTATTTCGCTTCTAACGTTTTTTGTTGGGTTAAACCCTGTATTACCCTTAATGCCTTTGAAACCACAATGATGGCAATTCCAAAGAACTGTACCGTCATTATTTTTGGTTAAAGTAAGTGGGTTATCGTGTTTGTTGTGTGGTGGTTGGCATTGTGGACATTTAGTTTTCACAGAACCAAATTCAACCATATCAACATTTAGATTATCAAAATCAAGATTATTCATATTTCACTCCTTAGTTATCCTGCAATTGAATTCAAAGTATTAACTTTTTGACTAATGTAATCAAGAAATCTTTTTTGTCTTAACCAAGTTGTTGCATGAGGAATGTATTGTTGTTCAACATTGTCTCTTAAAACAACCTCTCTAAAATTTTTAACACCTTTCATAACAGTCTGTATTTCATCTTTTTTAAGTTTTCCGAAAACTTTAGCTGATTCAAACTTACTAACTTTTCTTGGATAGAGTTTCCAAAACTTATCAAAACTTTCACCATATAATTCTTTTGTTTGTTCTTTAGTATTATTGGTCACAAGTGTCCTATTGTTTTGGTCATAGGTGTCCTGTTGTTTACATAAAATTTGATATTCATTTGAATTGAAGTTTCTCATTTGCACTTTTATCAAATTGCTTTCTTTTAAAATTTTTATGCATCTACGTATTGATCTCTCTGAAACTCCACAAATTTTGCCTAAATGTTTTTCACTTGGAAAACAAATATTCTCAACATTTGCATAGTTACAAAGCACAAGTAAAACAAGTTTACTGGTTGGAGTTTGGGTGTTTTGTTTTATACCCCAAGATAATGCTTCTATACTCATAACTAACCCATTATGGGTATGAGTTTTGAAATTGTCAATTTAGATTATAGAAGTCATTAGGTTTTACTTTCTTGTTTGTAAGGGCATATATTTTTTCCATTTCTTCTTTTCTTGGTATTCTTTGTCCATTGCACCATTTCTGTAATGCGCCCTTACTTATCTCTAAACCCTGTTTTTTTGATACATTGATAAAGTCTTGTTGTGTTATTTTTTTTTGTTTGAGCCAATCAGTAATTTTCATATTTCCAGTCTATAATATTTCAATTTTGATTTCTACCCATATTGGGTTATACTTTTGTCTGACATATGAAAACCAACGTATTTGAAAAACATGGAGTGGAAAAACTTTCGCCCTCATCAATCAATAAATTTAGAGCAAATCCAGCAAAGTGGCTAGTGAATATTGCTGGTTATAGAGATAAAGTGTATTCCCCTGCTATGACCTTTGGCAATATTGTAGAGCTTGGTATTACACATTGTTGCTTGAAACCAAATGCCGATATTGAAGAAGCCATACATATGTGTATGGATAGATATGATGTTGTTCATAAAGAAATAATGGATGCTGGAATTTGGAAAGATTATGATTCTGACGGTTGTTTCAAACGACAACAAATGATTCCTGAAATTCTTAGAATGGCAGTTCCTATTTACAGATCATTTGGTAATTTAGAACAAGCACAACATGAGGTTGAATATAAGTTTGATGATATGCCAATACCAATACGTGGCTTCATAGACATGGAATACTCAGATACCATTAGAGACTTAAAGACAACTGGTACTGCAGTAAAAACTAGAAGTGATCATTTGAGACAAGTTTCTTTCTACAGTTTAGCCACAGGGAAAAAAGCAAAGCTAGATTATGTCTATGCAACAAAATATAAAAAGGAATTAATAACAAAAACTGTTCATGATGTAGAAACACACATCAAGGACATTCACAGAATTGCGAAGAAGATGATGCAAATGCTTTCATTTTCTAGTGATATTCATGAGGTGGCTCGTATGTCTTGCTTAGAGCCTGATACTACGAATGAAAACTTTATGAATCAATGGGGGCCTACAGAAATCAAAGGCGCTCAAATTTTATTTAAGGAGTAATATATGAAAAAAGATTTTCATTTGATAAATGCATTGATCAAGGCACAGTCCGAGATTGAGAACGTAAAAAAAGATGCTGAAAACCCATACTTCAAAAGTGGTTATGCAACTTTAGAATCTGTGCTTGGAACAGTAAAAAAACCATTAAACGATAATGGTATTTACTTTCAACAAGTAGCACATGAGAGAGAAGGCGGTGTTGGTATAGAAACAATCCTTTACGGACACGGAAGCTCTATCAGTAGTGGTATTCTTTTTATCCCTGCTGTCAAGAATGACCCTCATGCTTATGGTAGTTCACTAAGTTATGGTAAAAGATATTCTCTTTTGATGGCTTGTGGTCTTGGTAGTCAAGATGATGATGATGGTAACAAAGCAGTTGATGCTATGAAAAAAACAACACCAAAATCAAGCTATACAAGCAATAAACCTGCATATGCACCAACGAATAAACCTGAATCTAAAGAGAGTCCTTTCTAATGAGTAAAGGGCTTTCAATAAATGACTGTTTATATAAATGTATGCAAGATGGTAGATGGTGGACTTTTTGGCAGTTACAAACAACTATCAAAGAAAAAGCTGGTAAGTTTTATGGCGAACCATCTATCTCTGCTGGTATAAGAGATTTTAGAAAAATGCCGTATCGTTTGAAATATGATCTTTCATTAGTAAAAGAAGTTATTGAAAGAAAAAGAATCACAGGCGGTAAAGGTTATAAATATAGATTAATAAAGGAGAAATAATGAGTGAAAATGATTTTGAAAAAAAAGGTCGTATGTGGCCTGAGAATGAAGCTAAAATAATTCGTAAAGGTTCAATGACTTTGCAAGGACAAAAAAAGTATATTGCAATTGTTGAAACATTTATTAATGGTGAGCATAAGTATGAATTGATGATGTCTGTCGGTTTACTAAGTTTACAAGATGACAAACCATCACCAAAACACCCTGATATAAAAGGACCAATCACAATTGACGGTGTAAAATATCGTTTTAGTGGTTGGAAACATGAATCTGATACAGGTGTTCCTTATACTAATGTTGGGTTATTGATAGCTGATGAAAAAGAAACGAAATTCTAAAAAAAGATTTGAGGACAAAAACCATTTAGAAATGGTCGCTAATATGCAATGTATGATGCGAACCTTTGGAGCTTCCAAAAGTGAGATAGGTGGTTGCAGTGGACCAACACAAGCACACCATCTATTACGTCCTTATGATGGTATAAGAGGTATGGGCATGAGGAGTAATGATAAAAATGTTATTCCTTTATGCCAAAACCACCATACCTTATTACATACTAAATACGGAAGTGAAAAGGCTTTTTTTACAGCTTATGGAATGCCTGAAGATATGGGAAAGAAAATTGCTGAATCCCTTTATATAACCAACTCTCCAATGAAAACTACAGACGATTCTCCTTTTTAGCCCAAAAAGGGCTACTTTTTTTTAATAAACAGTTGTTTTGATAAACAATACATGGTCTAATAACTATGTTGTTAAGAAAAAAGGAGATTTGAAAAATGACATTTGATACCAAAAGAAAGTTCGGAGTAGAAGTAGAGTTCTTATCTGAATATCAAAGCCAAAGACAAGTAGTTAATTTGGTAAATTCGTATTTAACTAATCATGATGCTGATTTCAGAATGGAATATGCATATTATAGTGACACATCTAATGCTTGGAGAATCAAGTCTGATTCAAGTGTGTCAGGCAATTATTCTCATGGTTTAGAATTGGTCACACCTGTTCTACATGGAACAAGAGATTATGAAAGATTAATGCTTGTGCTTGATGCTATCAACAACATTGATGGAATTACTGTAAACAGAACTTGTGGTTTACACGTTCATGTTGGTGTAGAAAATTGGGAAGTGAGCAACTTCAAAAATCTTGTTAAAAGATATGCTAAGTTTGAAAAGGCTTTAGATTCAGTTATGCCAAATTCAAGAAGAAGAAGCAATGGTTCTTATTGTGAATCAAACTTTTCTCATTCTTATACTTTGAAAAACATCTACAAAGAAATTGACAAACAAAAAACAATAAGACAATTGACTGATGAATGTGCTCATTCAAGATACACAAAACTTAATTTACAAAGTTTTTGGAAACACGGAACAGTTGAATTCAGACATCACAGTGGTACAACCAATCCTGATAAAATTAGTAATTGGTTAAAAGTTTGTTTAGCAATGTGTGAAGCTGGTGACACAAAAAGAATTGTCAAGGTTGATCAAGACTCTAACCTTCAAGTAAACAACTACACATTACAAGTTTTCTTTAACGGACTTGCTAAAGCTAGTGATCTTATTACTACCGATTTAAGACTTTTCTATAACAGAAGAGCGAGGAGTGTTGCATGAAGCAACTAAGGTATCAAATGGTGGGGGATTCGTCCCCCCTCCTCGGTCTCACTAAAGATGATATTGCTAGAGAGATTTATGATCGTTCATTCATTTATGCTTTCACACATCAATCATTTGACGAGTGGATGTCATCAACTAAAAGAAGAATCAATATTCAATTTGGTATTGAAATGATTTACGAGGATTCAGACCAGTTCGTAGATCAATTAGAAAAACATGGTCTAATTAGGAGATATGAGTAATGTTGTATTTTGCTTATGGTGCTAACTTGAACAAAGAAGGTATGGAAAGAAGATGTCCAAATGCTGTTCCAGTTGGCAAGTTTATTATGCCTAATCACCAGTTGGTGTTTAAGGGAGTTGCCGATATTGAAGAACAAGATGGTTCTTTTGTAGAGGGTGTGTTATGGGATATTACCGATGAGTGTGAAAAAGCTCTTGATCGCTTTGAAGGTTATCCATATTTGTATATTAAAAAATTACATTGGAAAGAATGTAATGGATATGCTGAACCAGTCATGTTTTACGTAATGAGAAAGAGTGAGTTGAGTTCACCAAGTCAAGGTTATGTTGACTGCATTAGACAAGGTTACAAAGACTTTGACCTTGATGAAAGATGTCTTGATTATGCTCTCAAGCATACAGAAAAGAATGATAGCGGTGTAAAGCACTATTCAGTTCAATGGGGTTGATTATGAATGGTGATGAATTAAAAGTTCTGAGAACGAAAGCAGGTCTTTCACAATCTCAATTAGCAGAAAAACTTGGTTACTTTTCTAAGGGCAAACCAAACAGAAGCATGATCGCTAGATTTGAAAACGGTCATGCCTCTATAAATTTTAGAATTGGCATTCTTATAAAAAATATACTTGGAGATATGAATGAATAAAAAGGAATGGGTAAAACCTGAGATACACGAAATGTTTACACATATTTATGTATGCACTAAATATGAAGAAGATGAAGAGCCTGAAATTTTAAAAGTCTCTGTAGAAAAATTTTTACATATGTTTAATCTTGAAAAGTTTACATCTGAAAATTGTTTTGTTACAAAAGATATTGAAACAATGAGGAAATCTCTTGGAGTTTCAAAAGATTATAAATTAAACATTATACAAGGAGAGGAAAATGAATAGTGAAATGTTTGTATATGAAGATGACAGCTCATATGAAATGAATAAAATTAATTTCTTAACACAGGCTTCATTTGAAGTTAGTGAAGCAAGAAAATGTGGATTCCCTGAAAAAGATTTTGATGCTAAGAGAATTGAGAAACGATTTGACTTCTTATTTAGCCACAAGAAAATCAATTAATTAACCTATACTAGCCCCTTACTAATGTTGTTTCTTTTCGTTAGAGGGGCTTTGAGGGCTTTCCTTTTTGCCTTTTTCGCTTGAATAAAGAATATTTAGACCAGCAAGTGTGCAAAGTCTGTTTTTTTCTGAAAGACCTTTTTCAGTAAGAATATATTTTGTGCCCTTGAGTCTTGCATAATCCTGATCAATTAAATCTTTAAGAATCGGTTCAGGAAGTTTACCATCTTCAAACATTAATGATAAAAGACTGCCTAATCTTTTAGTTTGTATTTTGCTTAGTGCCATTTTTGTTTTTATTCTTAAAAATCTTATCCCAATTTTGGTTTATCTTTTGTCTGTTTTCTTTTCTTCTTTTATCGCCTTTGCCACCTACATATTGATCTGACATTAGACTTCACTCCAATCTTTGCCTTCAAATAAAAGTGCTTCTGCTTCTCTCCTACGAACAAGACCTTCTAAAACTTCACCATTAGCCTTATTCCACCTTTTAATTTCATGTGGCACATCTTCGTATAACCCAGAATTCAACTTGGAAAGTAACGTACTCTGAACAAGGTTTGTAGGGCCTAAATTGTAGCACCATGCTACAAGACTTGAGAATTGATTTTCATTAAGAGGCACATCAACAAGATCAGAAACGTATTCTTCATATTCTTCTAACTCAATATCTAACATTTCTTCAGCATGATCTTGAGACCATACATCACCCTCTTTCACTCCTTTGGTAAATCCAAAACCGATTGTCCAAACTCCTGCTGGACATTTGTATGCTTCTAATTCGCAACCTTCAAACTTTTTAATGAGAGCTTTGCCCTCTTCTGATATTTTCATTTCCATACTTTTGTTTTAGTTCCACCATCATAATCTACAGCAAGAGGTGGGTTATGCGATTTTAGTAAATCTGCAATATTGCCTTTGTCACAAAATACATCAGCTAATATTCTGCCGTATTTGTCTGGCCCATAACTTTTGATTGTAATATTACCAACCAACCATTCTATTAATTTTCGTTTTGCTAGTAAGCCGAGTTCTTTTTCTTTTGTTCTTTCTGGATATCTTTTTGTATTGATTCGGCTTTCAGGTGTATCAATTTGTGCGATTCTTATTGATCTGTTTTGTAAAGATACACTAAACCCTAAGTCTATGCTTGAAACCTTGATTGTATCGCCATCTATGACACGGTCCAAAATTACATTGTAAACAAAGGGTTCAGCTGACATTTTATTTATCCTTTGCTTTGTAAACATTTAAAGCCAACAAATCTATTAGGCCATAAATCTTACCAAGAAATTCATTATCTTTAGGTGTAGGTGTAATCATAGCTATAAAACTTGCAACAAAAACAACCATTGAAACAATGCCGAATATATCAATTATTATTGAGAACATAAATACTCCTCGTTATTAGTTCAGCTTAAGTCTAGCAATTAAAATTAGTCTTTGGAAGAATTAGATGCACCGAAGTAAAAAGAGATGATTGCACTAGCAAGACCACCAAGATAGCCAAGGACTAGATTAATAAGTGCTTCTGAGTTTTGTTCTGGTGGTTGTAAAGTAACTAAAAATATATAACCGAGAAAGCCACCGATGGTAGCAATACCAATAATTCGTGCAGTCCAATCTTTAGAAAAATGTTTTCTAGCATCTTGTTTTTCTTGAGCTTCAAGAGCAAAAATATCAACTTCTAGTTCTTTCATTTGTTTATCAAACTCAGCTTCAGCTTTTTTGATTTGTGCTAATTGCTCTGGTGTTGCTGTTTGTATTGCCTGTTCTATAGACTTTTGATTGTTTGGAACTCCTAGTGTTTGAGACAGAATTTTTCCTGCCATACCACCCATAGGGCCACCAAGTGCTGTACCTATTGTTGGGGCGACTGCACCTAAAAGATTTTTTAGCATATTCTTCATATCAATTGAATGTATAAATATTTACAGGTTTGCTTTTTCCTTTGACCATAATAGCATCTAATTTCAGCAATTCAAAAGAGCAATTCTTTTTGGTTTCCTCTCCTATCAAAACATCAACCATTTTTTCTTTCGTATTAGATTCAAGCCTTGCACATAAATTTACGGAATCACCTAAACTTGTAAATTCAAATCTGTCATCTGACCCCATGTTTCCGACTGTTGCATATCCAGTATTAATACCAATACCGATTTTTATTGCAGGTAATTTTTCTTTTATTAACTCTTTATTCAAAGTTTCCATATTAATAATAATTTCTTTTGCAGTTTTGAGAGCTAAGTCCTGATGTTTTTCTACATCTAATGGAGCATTCCAACAAGCCATCATTGCATCACCTATATACTTATCAACCATACCTTCATTAGACTTAACTGCATTAGCTTGTACTGTAAGAGCTTTGTTCATTAGGTACGTTACTTTTTCAGGTTCTAACTGTTCAGACATGCTGGTAAAACCTCTGACATCTGTAAACATATGGGGGCAGTAGCTTTTTTCTCCACCTAGCTTTAGTAACTGTGGATTGTCTTGTAGTCTTTTAACTTGTCTTGGATCAAGATAATGCTCAAACTGTTTCTTGATTTGTTGTCTTAGTTTGTATTGTTGCCTGAATCGTAAATAAAAACTTGTACTTGCAATTATAAATTGTCCAATAAGAGACCATGTTACATCTATTAATATTCCTTGTTTTATTGTCCAATAGCCATAAAGACCTGTAGAAAACATAACAAATCCACCCATAGTAAGACTAAGGGTAAGCCCAAAAGATTGTGTTAGAAGCCAAATAAGAAGCCCTGATAATATAAAAATTAGCAATTCTAGCGATAAATACCAATTTGGTATGTATGGACTGTTTTCAATTAAAATACTTTCAGCTAAAGCAGTTTGAATTTTATGAGGCTCCAAAAGACCGACAGGTGTAGAAATCGTGGGCATTATTCCTGAAGCTGTAAAACCTACAAAGACAAACTTATCTTTGACATCTAATTCTTTTAAATTTGTTTCAGATGTTTCTACCCAACTCACCCACTTTCGTCCTAAACTGTCCACCCTTGTTTGTGGTAAACCTTGTACTTTTATCTCTTCAATACCTAGTTCATTTGTTTTTATGATATAAGTATCAGCACCAACTAATACTTTCAATACTTCTACAGCATATGACGAAACCCAACCATTAGGAGTTTGATATAACAGAGGTATTTGTCTAACAAGATTATCTACGTCTACAGGTGAAGAAGCTAAACCTTCATTTGTACTTGATCTTAATGGTTCAACATTATTTATTGTGCCTTTAATAAAATTGGTTTTTACATCTTCACCCAATATTACTGTTCCGACTGTCTGTGGATAAATGCCATTCTCATATTCAAAGATAGATAAAACAGAATTAGTTTGACCAAGCACTTCTGCAAAAATATCATCACCACCTAATCTATCTTTGTGTGGCATAGCTAAAACCCAACCAACACCCAAAGCACCTGCATTGATGATTTCTGCATGAATTTTAGCTAGTTCTAATCTTGGTATTGGATAACCCCCTTGATCATCAACAAACTTTTCATCAAGATTTATGACAGTAAAATATCCTGATTCTTGATACTCAGGCACAAAATAATCAAAGGTTCTTAACTTGATAAGCTGTTGATAACTATGTTGGAAAAGTAGAGGTATAGCTAAAACCAAAACTAATATGTATGGAAATAATTTACTAATTAATCCTGTGTAATTCTTATTACTGATGAACTTCCCCCATTTACTTTTACTATTCTTGAAATGCCATCTTGAATAAATATTACTGTATAAGAACCATCAACATTCAGGTCAACTCTAGCAAAGTTAGAAACTTGTCTTTGTAAGGTAACAGTACCACCAGTAATGAAAGATGTTATTTGTGTATCTTGATCTTGTCCTAGTTGAGTGCCTGAAATAACTGTAGAAGTAACATCTTGTAAAGCATCTTCTTCTTCACCGAATTCATCAATTATTTGCAATAAATCCTCAAGAAAGTTTGTATCAAGAGCATCATAATCTAGCTCAGTAAACTCTAAGGAATCTTTCTCAAGCTCGTCCTCTGCTAAGTAGTCTATATCTAATTCATTAAAATCTAA